TATGTTAATACTAACGACTATGGTGATGATGCATGGTTAACTGCTTGGATCAACAAGAATATTGACCTAACACCGCGTGGTATTATAAATAGATTTGCGCTGTTCCGTCCAATATACAGTAGTACTACTAACTACGGACACTTTGGTAAAGAACAATTACCTTGGGAACAGTTGGACCTAGTAGATTCACTTAAGGATTAAATTATGGGTTTATTCGATAAACTAACAGGCCGAGCAAAGCGTGAGGAAGAAGAACGTCTAAGACTTGCCGCAGAAGCAGAAGCTGTACAGAAACGATTAGAAGCGGCTGCTAAACGTGCAGAAGCTAAAGCTAAAAAAGAAGCTAAGAAAGCCGAAGAACAGACCGCTAAACAATCTCCCAAAGCTCTTGCTACTGCCAATAACGAACCATATGTAACAGTATTAAGCGTAGATATTGATCCAGAGGACCCAGGTGCTGGCGCATTTGAACTAGATTGGAATGATATCTTTGTAGCACGATTAGTCAAAGCTGGTTATCAAGGCAAAAATGATCAAGACATTGTAGACAATTGGTTCCGTGCTGTATGTCGTAATGTAGTAGCAGAAACATATGAACAAGAAATGGCTGATCCAAGTAATCGTCGCGATAATCGACGTGATCTAGGTAATGGCAGAACGGAAATCAGTTGATAGTATATGTTAATGGAGATAGTCATTCAGCAGGCGCAGAAGCAGTTAATACATTCTGTTTTGCTGATGACGATCCCCGATATCGAGAATTAGGTCGTCGTCCACATCCGGATAATCTAGCAGTCAGCTACGGTCAAATATTAGCTAATAAATTCAATGCAGAATTAGTATGCGATGCCGAAAGTGGCAGTAGTAATACCCGCATCTTACGCACAACATATCAATACTTAAAGAACAATACCCCAGACCTGGTAGTAATAGGTTGGGCAACTTGGGAACGAGAAGAAGTAGTTGTTGATGGCGAAGTATATCAATTTAGTGCGTATCTTATAACTGACCCATTCCCACCAGCAGTTAAACAACGTTATAAAGAATGGGCAGTTGACAGACTTAATCCGCAAATACACTGTGAGCAAGCACAAAAAGAAATTATGGCATTACACGAATACTTAAATTCTAAAAATATTCGTCATATATTCTTCAATACCTATAGCGGACTAACTCCATGTGAGCAGTTGGACTGGCATGGGCATTATTTCCAACCATACGATCATAATCAATCCTATTATAAACTGCTATCTGCGTGGAATTTTAAACCTATAAAAGAAAATAGTTTCCATTTTGGTCCAGACGCCCACGCAACATGGGCAGATATGTTATATAATCTCTTGACAAACCCGATATAAGAAAGTACAATAGTTCTATGAGATACTTAATCGTAGATGCAGCAAATACATTTTTCCGTGCTAGACACAGCGCACATAGACAGGCCGATACTTGGGATAAGTTAGGTTTTGCTATACACGTGACCTTAGCAAGTATTAACAAAGCATGGCGCGATCAAAAAGCAGATCACGTTATTGTTTGTTTAGAAGGTCGTAGCTGGCGTAAAGATTTTTATACTCCGTATAAAGCTAATCGCGCTGTGGCACGTGCAGCCAAGACTGAAGCAGAGCAAGAAGAAGAGCAATTGTTTTGGGATGCCTTTGATAGTCTTAAAACTTTCTTAAGTGAAAAGACTAACTGTACTGTACTACGTCATGAAAACCTAGAAGCTGATGACTTAATTGCTGGGTGGATTCAAACACACCCCACTGATCATCATACTATTGTATCAAGTGACACAGACTTCTATCAACTACTAAGTGATAACGTTGTTCAATATAACGGTATCAGCGACGAGTTACATACCTTACAAGGTATCTTTGATAAAAAAGGCAAGTTAGTTATTGACAAGAAAACTAAAGAGCCTAAGAAAATTCCAGATCCTAAGTTCATACTATTTGAAAAGTGTATGCGTGGTGATCCTACAGATAACATCTTTAGTGCTTACCCTGGTGTGCGCACTAAAGGCACCAAGAACAAAGTTGGCCTAGAAGAAGCATACGCAGATAAAGATCGTCAAGGTTATGCTTGGAATAACTTGATGCTACAGCGTTGGACTGATCATAATGGCGAAGAACATCGTGTATTAGATGATTATCAACGTAATGTTAAACTTGTAGACTTAACAGCACAACCAGATGAATACAAAAAGATGATAGAAACTACTATCAAAGATAATGCTATTCCACTTAATCGTCCGATGATTGGCGCACAGTTCTTAAAATTCTGTGGCAAATACGACCTAGTTAAATTAAGTGAAAATGCCACTAACATGGCAGAATGGATGGTAGCAGGTTATCCAGCGCAGGCAGTTACCCTGTATCATTTAATAAATGGTTGACATTTTGGCAAAATAATTGTATAATGCAGTTGTTTAGTTAATAAAGAAAGCACAAAATGACCTACACACAAAGATGCATGAAATGTTGGCAACCATGGAATGGCTACCTAGGTTCTATTTGCAATCAGTGTAAAATACTTGAACAACAGAAGAAAATGTTGGATCAACAGTCATCAAATCAACGCCAATCTAGTTCAGGTAAGCCACCTGGAGAATTATTTGTCTACCACGGCACTTACGATCCTAGTAAATGGGATCATGCACGTTTAGCTAAAGAATATCGTTGGAAGTGTTTTATGAACTTCTTACAAGATTTATTCATGTGGAGTATGATCCTTGGAATTCTCTACATAGTATTCAACCCCAATATACATTAATTAGAAAGTAAGCAGTGATTGAACGTACACAGAAGTACCTAGCCTTAGACCTAGAACTTAACCAACCGAGTGGTAAGATCATTCAGGTTGGTATCGCCATCGGCAAGGCAGATGATCGCTTTGAAAACTACTTGACCAAAAAGTGGTACATCGATCCAGGTGAGCCAATCAGCGATTTCATCATAGGCTTAACTGGTATCACAGATAGTGATATACGTGCTAATAGTGTTAGTCACGAAACTGTAGCCCGTGAGCTAGGCGAACTTATCAAAGAGCATAACTGTTTTGTCAATCCTGTTACTTGGGGTGGTGGTGATAGTGTTGAGCTGCTTGCAGAATTCAGTAACAAGTGTGTAGACTTTCCACACTTTGGTCGACGTTGGGTTGACGTTAAAACCTTTTATACCTTGCTAATGTTTGCCAAGAACAAAAAGCCCAGCGGTGGATTAGCCAGTGCTATGGGTGCGTTCAAACTGCACTTCAAAGGCACAGCACACAGAGCAGATGTTGATGCCGCTAATACCCTGGCATTGTTCTTTAAGTTAATCGACCGTCAACGTAAAATGGAATACCTAATAGAAGATGCAAAAAATATTTAATATTGAGATAGGAACAGGATATCGTATTGATGCTGAAAAAATACGCACTGTAATCCAAAACGCCAATAATAAACTACTCGAACAGTATCCGAACTGTCCTTACGAATACAGAATAAAAATGTGGGAAGAGCTATGTAATGTTCGGTTTGTTCCGCACATTGACGGTGAAAGTTTATACAATGGCGGAGATGTAGATATTGTTTTTCCCAGCGAAAATGACTACTTAGCGTTTATGCTAAAATATGCTTGACTTTACAACAAAACCTAAATATAATAGTAAAATAGATAAAGGAATAACATATGGCTTGGGTAATTGATAAAACGTTTGAATTTTGCTATGGTCACCGAGTGTGGAGTCAGACACTTAATGGCGAATATGCGGCAGACTTAAAGTGTGCTTGTCGTCATTTACATGGACATGAAGGTAAGCTGCAGGTTTTCTTACAAAGCAATACAGGTCAGTTAGATAACACTGGTATGGTAACCGACTTCCGTCATTTGGAATGGTTGAAGAAATGGATTAACGAACATATTGATCATCAGTTTATCTTAGATCGTGCTGATCCTTTATACAAGAGCATGTTAGGTGGCGAAGAACTTGTACCTGTGTATATTCCAGACACAGAAGTTATTGCTGGCTATAAAGTAGACCTAACAGACCACACACCAAACACTCCACAGTATGAATACTTTGAAGGGTTCTTAGTAGTTGACTTTGTTCCTACAAGTGAAAACTTAAGTAGTTGGATGGCAAACTTAGTTGAAGCTAAAATGTCTAAGTTAGATGTTACTGTTAAACAAATTGATTGGTGGGAAACTCCTAAGTCACGTAGCACTTTCATTAGATAATATGATTGATCCTAAACGTTTAGAGTTCTTGCGTGAGTGCTGTGATTTGTCTAACGATGAATGGGGCGAAACTATTCGCGGTTTACTCTACGCTTACGATAACTGTGTATATACCAGTGATGAGTTTAAGACAGCACTAGAAAAAGAGTTAGAAGCAGAACTTATCTGGGCAGAATGTTCGTGTACTATTGTAGAACGTACAGAAACACGTGAAGTAACTTATAGAGAATTGGA